CTAACGTAAGAGTTTCGGACATCGGCACGCCCCTGCCGATTACTAGCCCAGACGCCGAGCAGCAACTCGACCAGGCGCCGAAACGGCACGACCCTGCCGCTTCTCATTAGCGGGTGATGAGCTCCGATTATGAGAAGCGCGAACTTGCCAATTGACGAAACCGATAAACCCTCGTCGCTAATCACTTTTCCGACACGCCGCAATGTCAGCCGCCTGTGCCATCCTCGCAGTCGGGGAGGTATCACCTGTGCGAATCGGCTCACTATTCAGCGGCTACGGCGGCCTAGACATGGCCGTCAGCTCGGTGCTGGGCGGCCAGGTCGCGTGGCACGTCGAGTACGACAAGGCGCCCTCCCGCATCCTTGCCCACCACCACCCCGACGTGCCCAACTACGGCGACGTAACTCAGGTGGACTTCACGACCATTGAGCCCGTCGACGTGCTGACAGGCGGCTACCCATGCCAGCCATTCAGCCACGCCGGCCTGCGGAAAGGCACCAACGATGAGCGACACCTCTGGCCCCACGTCCTGCGAGCCATTCGCGAAATGGGACCACGACTCGCAGTCTTGGAAAACGTCCGAGGCCACCTCACTCTGGGCTTTGACGTTGTCCTCGCTGACCTTGCCAGCGTGGGGTGGTCTGCACAATGGGGAATTGTGCGAGCATCCGACGCCGGAGCTTGCCATCAGCGTGCTCGACTCTTCATCCTTGCCTACCCCCAACGCGAGGGACGGGAAAGGCAGCCCATCAGCGGCCTGGTCGGGGCAGGCGTCGCTACCTCGCAGCGTTCAGATGCTGCCGACGCCGACAACCGAGCACGCCTCGGGGGGCTACAACCCCGCATGGGGTCACGGCATGACGCTGTTGGATGCGGCCAAGGTAATTGTGGGTGCGCCTGCGGGTCCGACGACTTTGCTCCCGACGCCAGCCGTGAACGACATGGGCGAGGGCAAGACGCTAGAATGGTGGGACGACTGGGCGCCCCGTCAGAAGTCGTCGGACGGCAGGCCAGCCCCGCATGGCAGGTCGCTGGCGATAGAGGCCATGAGGCTACTGCCCACACCCTTGGCAGAAATGGGCAACCTTCAGAGGGACGATTTCACACCGAACCTGCGAACGGTCATAGAGGGCAATCGCCTTTTGCCTGGGGCGATTATGGCCCCGTCATCGCCCGATGGGAACACGTCATCGGACGACCCGCACCAGCACCAACTGAGCCTGGACGTACAGGGAATCCCCGCCTAGCCCCACGTTTCGTGGAATGGATGATGGGCCTGCCAGACGGGCACGTCACAGACCCCGCCATAGGCATCAGCCGCAATGACCAACTCAAGGCATTAGGCAACGGCGTCGTGCCCCAGCAGGCGGCTCTAGCCCTTGACGTACTTCTCAAGGGCACGCCGTATGACATCCGACAGGGACTCGCCACGGTCTAGTGCCTTGGACATGGCAGCGTGCCAGAGGTCGTCTGGCACGCGCACATTACGGCTGGGAGTCTTTGGGGCGTTAGGCATTGACGACCTCAACGTCAAGGCCAAGCCGCGCCCATGTGCCATCGGCAAAGGTGGCGACGGGGTACAGGTCATCCCAGCGGGTGATGGTGCCTACCGTGCGGGTGCCGTCATAGGCCGTGAAGACAACCTGAGTGCCAAGCCATGTGTCCGTGTACGCCTTGCCGACCTGCGCGACCTTGGCGCGGCTGATGGTGGTGTGTCGAGTGTTCATGTCGTCCCCCTGTCTCGTGGTGTAGGTACACCGTAGTCCCGTGTAGGTACACCCGTCAAGCCTAATCAGAGAATGTCCGATTAGGGCGAGTCCCGATGTCCGTAACCGCTGCATTCAGCACAGCACCACTAGGGGAAAACAAAGGGGAAACACATGAAGGAAACCATTGAAATTGGGTTCATTGACGGGGGCCAGGTCGAAGGCGCGTTCGCCGCGGACCTTGCCCACCTCACCCTGACCCGCCGAAACCGCGTCAGCGGGCTCATACGGGTGCAGGGCAACCTACTGTCACGGGCGCGCAACGAACTGGTGTCAACGTTCCTCGAGGGCAGCAAAAGCCACTGGCTGTTCATGGTGGACACGGACCACCGCCTGCCCCTGGAATCGTTTGACCGGATGCTGGAAGCCGCCCACGCCGTCAAGGCCCCCGTGGTGTCGGCCCTGTGCTTCGCCGCCTATCCCGCACCCATGTACCCCATGCCCGTGCCCGCCATCTACAAAGACAACGGGGACGGGCGTTGGGCAGCGTTCCACGACTACCCGCCCGACCAGCTCGTGCCCGTGGACGCCGCAGGCGCGGGCTGCCTACTCATGCACCGGGACGCCCTCGAGGCCGTCAGAAAACAGCGGGCCCCAGGTGTCGGTGCGCGTTGGTGCTGGTTTGAGGACGGGCCCGCAGGCGAGAATTGGGTGAGCGAAGACCTCACGTTCATGCAGCGGCTACGCGCCGCCGGTGTCCAAGTGCACGCCCACACGGGTTCCGTGCTCCCCCACATCAAACGGTACGTGCTCACGGACGCACACCACCGGGACATGCTCGCGGCCTACGCCGCCGAACAGGTCCGGTGACCATGCCCACATCGTCACGCGAACACGCACCTTGGTCCCTTGACCACATCATCCGAAGCAACGCCCAAACCCTCCTAGACGTGGGCGCCGGCAAAGGCACCTACGCGTCAGAGCTCAGGGCCATCGGCTACACCGGTCACATAACCGCGTCAGAGGTGTGGCCCGCATACGTGGAACTGTTCGGGCTACGGGACCTGTACGACACCGTGGCCGTGGAAGACGTGCGACGACGCACCAACTTCGCCTATGACGCGGTCATCTTCGGGGACGTGCTCGAGCACATGACCGCTGACGACGCCACCACTATGTGGGACAAGGTCGCTGCCCAGGCCCGCCACGCCCTCATAGCAATACCTATCGTTCACTACCCGCAGGGTGAAGAGTTCGGCAACCCGTTTGAGCGGCACGTGAAAGACGACTGGACCCACGAGGAAGTCCTCGACACGTTCCCCCACATCAAAGAGCACCGCGTCGGCACCATAACCGGCGCTTATTGGGCGGTGTTCCCATGAAGGTAGCCGTCTACAGCATCGCCAAAGACGAAGCCAAACACGTCGAACGGTGGGCCGACTCCGCACACGACGCGGACCACGTCCTGCTCATGGACACCGGATCAACTGACGGCACCGTGGAAGCCGCCCATGACGCACGCGTGGCCGTAAATGAACGCACCATCAGGCCGTGGCGATTCGACACCGCCCGAAACACCGCCCTAGCCCTCGTGCCCGACCACATTGACTACTGCATCGCGCTTGACCTTGACGAAGTGCTGGTCCCTGGCTGGCGCGACGCACTCGAAACAGCACACCGCGAAGGATGGACACGGCCCCGCTACAGGTACACGTGGTCATGGAACCCTGACGGCACACCGGGACTTGTGTACGGCGGTGACAAGATTCATACTCGACACGGATACGTGTGGCGTCACCCGGTTCACGAGGTCATCACGCCCCTAGTGGAAGAAACACAGGGGTGGGTGTCCCTGCAAATCCACCACTTCCCTGACTCCACCAAATCCCGTTCCCAATACTTTCCGCTGTTGCGGCAGGCCGTTGCCGAGGACCCGCAGGACGACCGCAACGCCTACTACCTCGCCCGTGAACTGTTCTTCCACGGGCACACGGACGAAGCCATAGGCGAGTTTCAACGCTACCTGTCACTACCTAAGGCCACGTGGGATGCCGAACGGTCCAAGGCCATGCGCTACCTCGCGCAGCTGCAGCCCGACCACGCTGAACGGTGGCTGTTGAAAGCCACCGCGGAGTCACCGCACCGGCGTGAACCATGGGTGGACCTAGCGCAGCACTACCACAACCGTGGCGCGTGGGCCCTGTCCCTCGCCGCCGCGTTGCGGGCCCTCGAGGTCACAGACCAGCCGTTGGAATACCTGTGCGAACCCGAAGCGTGGGGCGCCAAACCGCACGACCTCGCCGCCATCGCGGCGCACTACATGGGGCACGGGGAGTTAGCACTCTTCCACGGCGGCAAAGCCGTGGAGTTTGAACCCACCAACGAACGCCTGGTGGACAACCTCACCCACTACATGCCCTAGAGGCTGCATCGCACGCGGAGAACACATGCCCGAATGGCTCAACGAAGCATCCGAGCTGCTGACCTGGCTCACCATCGCATCCATTCTGCTGGGAGGAATCGCCTTCCTCATTCGCAAATACACGCGCTGGTTGCGGGACGTGATCCGCGACGAAATCGCCACCCATACAAGCCTCATTCAGCCGACATCCAACGGCGGCAAAAGCCTGCCCGACATCGCTAGGCGCCTTGACCTCGTCATGGCAAAGCTCGACATAACGGAGGACGAACACAAATGACATTCGCTGACTGGTTCGCTACCAGCCCTGTTGCGTCGTGGCTGCGCACGTTCGTGGCCATCATCCTGGCCATGTTCATTGCGGACGGCGCCGACATTTTCGCGGTTGAGTTGAGCGACCTTCGCGCGTGGCTGGCTGCTGGTTTCGCCGCCACCCTGCCGGTGATCGTGCGCTGGCTCAACCCGCAGGACGCTGAGTTCGGCAGGGGCTCCATTGTCTTTGAACCGTTCGACGTGTGGGGCGACGAGGACGACGAGGTGCAGGCATGACCGCCTACTCACCCGCACAGTTGAAGCGGGCACTGAAACTTGCGGGCCTGACAGTTGAGTACCAGCCCGGTTGGGACTCCAAAGGAATCAACCCGTTCACGAGCGGGCCGTGGGCCGGTGTGCTGTTGCACCACACCGCGAACGGGGGCGCCAAGGGCGACCACCCCAGCCTCTATTGGATGATGAACAACCAGTACGCGCCCGTCCGCGCCGCACACTTCCTCATCGGCAGGTCAGGGAAGATCATGTGCACGTCCGGTTCCGGCGCGTACCACGCTGGTGCCGGTGGCCCCCTCAAACTGGGCAGCCACTACATCGCCCCCACACAAGGCAACGCCGCCCTAGTCGGCATCGAGATTGAATCCAAAGGCACCGACCCGCGCACAGACGCCAAGGTCACCGACGTGGACGGCCTCACCCCCCAGCAGGTAGACGCCGCCACCAAACTCACCGTGGCACTGCTCGACCTCATGGGCCTCGGAGTCAAAAACGTAATTCGTCACCGTGACTGGACAGACGGCGGCTTCGACGGCAACCCCGTCCTACCCACCAAGGGCCGCAAAAACGACGTGCTGCAGCCGTTGAGTTTCTGGCGGCGCCGCATCAGGCGGGCCCAACTAACCATGCGGGCAAAGCGCCTCTTCGGGCGCTAACCAAACGGAAGGGGAGAACCGTGAGCCTAGCCAAAGCATTCCAAGCAGGACCGCCACTGATGAAAGGGCCAGCCTGTTCCGTGGCCGCCACCCTTGAGCAGCTCAACGATGAGGACGCCGCCGCGCTACGGGCCGTCCTCGAAGACAAACGGTGGCGGGCCACAGACATCGCCACCCAACTGGAAGCCGAAGGCATCACCCTGGCGTCATCCACCATTTCTAGGCACCGCCGTGGCGCCTGCAAATGCCGACATTTAGGGGCCGCATGAGCCTGTCCGAACGTTTCACTGACACGGGCAGCGGCGACCAGGCCCCCGCCCACCACCTCCCCAACGGCTGGTCCCCGTCAGTCACCTATGCCGCTGACGGGTCAGCCGAAGTTGTCACCATCGGCCCTGGTGTCCCCACGGACGACCAGGCCGCCGAGGAACTAGCCACCCTCGGGGTGAGCATCCCCGAAGGATTCAAGGCCCGCCTGGCGTCCGTGTCCCACGACCCCGCGGCGTGGATCAGACGCGGCCAAGGGCTAGACGCCGAAACCATTGAAGTGACCCGCCGCAAATGGGTCATCGAACCCGCACCCCCCAGCAGCACACCCGCCGACCTCACCGAACTTATGGCCGCCATCGGCAAACGCCGCCCCACCGTCAAGACCACCACGGGTGGGGTCACCGCCGTCCTGGGAATCGCGGACCTGCAGTTGGGTGAGTCCGACCGGGGCGCCGGCAACGTATCCACAGACGACACCCTCACCGCCCTCTTCACCGCCTTTGACCAGGCCGTGGACCGGTTGAAGCGGGACATACGCCGCGGCCACGTCACAGAACTAGCCGCCGTATTTTTGGGCGACTGCGTCCAAGGGTTCCTCTCCCAGCACGGCACGCTCACGTGGCGCACAGACCTGACCGTCACCGAAATGCTCAGGGTGTACCGGCGTGTGGCCCTCGAGCTCATCAAACGCCTAGCCGACCTCGGAGTGCCCCTGCAGGTCATTGCCGTAGGCGGCAACCACGGCGAAGCCACCCGAAACCCGCAAACCCGCTACGACGACAACCACGACGTGGAAGCCGTCATCGCCGTAGCCGACACCCTCAAGGCGGTAGGCGGGTACGACCACGTCACGTTCACGTTCCCCGCACCGGACGACGACATGGTGACCGTGGCCCTGCAAGACGGCACGGTGCTGACCTGCGTGCACGGCCACCAATGGACCGGGCCCGCGTCAGCTGCAGCGAAATGGTGGGCAGGGCAAGCCCTCGGCAGAACCCGCCACACCGGTGACATTCTCCTATCCGGCCACCGACACCACCTCTACGTGGAAGACATCGGGGGGCGCTGGGCAGCCACCGCCCCCGCCATGGTCGGACTGAGCGCATGGTGGACAAGGAAGACAGGGCAGCAGTCCCGCCGCGGCCTTCTCGTCCTCGAAGCCGCACACCACACCATCACTGACTGGCGCCTGCACTAACCACACAAAGGGGAAACACCATGGACATACGCCGGCAAACCCTCAACACCGCCGCCGACCTCATCACCAAAGACAGGCAAGGCACTCACGGCCCCTACACCGACGAAGCCGCACGCATCGGCAGGCTTTGGGGTGCCATCCTGCGCCGCGAAGACATCCCGCCCCGCACCGTCGCCACCATGATGATTGCCCTCAAGCTGGCACGCGCCACCGCAGGCACACCAAACATGGACGACTGGACAGACATCGCGGGCTACTCCGCACTGGCCGCACAAATCGACCACGACCAGGCCACCCCATGAAAATACGCATCACCGTGGGCGAAGTAGACATACGCCTAGACGGCCACGAACTCACCCACCGTCAACTACGCGACCTCATGCGGCAAGCCACCACCCACGCCCTCACCCTCAACCTCACAACCAAACCCGACGAACCCGAACCCACCACCAGCAGCCTCGGATTCACCGCCCACCTCGACCTAGACGCCACCCGCCACGAACCCCCAGCACCACCCTGGTACGACGACGACGAAGACCAGGCCCCCTAGACCGTGCCCCCCGACTCCCTGCCTCCCCTCAGGTTGAGTCGGGGGGCACGCCTTCTTCATCTAGGGAAGACCCCCCCCCGCTATCGTCCGCGCCACACTCAACGCCACACGCGCCGTTTCCAACGCAGACTCAGCCGCCGCCAACACATCCAACGTAGGCACCCCCCGCACAACGCGTTCGGGCGTGTCCCCGCGCGTGTCCTCGGGCGTGGCGTACAGCGTGTCAGAAACGCGTTCGGGCGTGTCGCTCTCCCGCACCGCTAAACCCTGAGCGATGTACCAATCCTGTACACGCCTATCCGTTGCTTCCTGATTGACCGGCAGGAACCCCCAACGCTCAAGCTGCAGGGCCGTTTCCCTATCCCCCGCGATCAGCCCCTCGACAGGTTTCCCCGCCTCACGGGCCGCGTGTAGGGCTGTCCTGACATCGGTCCTTGCATATGGCATGGCCACTACCTCCCCTAGTGGGCAGTGCCGCAATCTGCGACACGCCCTTAGAGGATGCTTGACATTTGACCGGTCAGTATTAGGTTTAGGTATTGACATAACCAAAACCACGTGCGTGTGCTAAATGACCGTTCTGTACGTTATCGGCAAAGCATCCTCACGTGGCGAACATAAGCCAGGGGGAACGCTCATGGAAGACCGAAACGCCCACCGTGTCCCGTTTGTGACCGGTCAAAGGCTGCGCCCGTAACACCGACTCCGGCCCTGTCCCCCCCGTCAGGGCCGGCCTGGGGTGGGCGCCGTGTGCCCCCGATTCCGGCGCCCACCCCCTTCCCACCCATATCCGTGTCTGTGGACCAGAGGGGGTCCTATGAGTAAGCCACCAAGCAATCCTCGAAATGTCCCCGTTGGGGGCGCAATGACGTATGCCGCGCTTGAGCGGATCACGTCGCAGCAGTTGAAGTTTCTTCGGAGGTTGGAGCGCATTGCGGGGAGTCCTCCTACGTGGGAGGACTCGTGCCGTCTGATTCTCGGGGCTGATTGGGATGGCGTGCCCGAAACGCTGTCTAAGGCTGCGGGGTCGTGGCTCATTCACGAGTTGCAGCGGGGGCTGCTGGCTGTGAGTGAGCGCCGTGAGGACCTTGACCTGCCGGTGGGTCCGTGATGAGCGGCGACCTTGTGCCTGCGGGGCCTCCTACTGCGAGTGAACTTGACGTGCTGATGCAGCAGGCCAAGATGTTGGCTCCTTCGGGGATTATCCCGCGCGAGTACCAGCAGAACCCGCCGAACATTCTTGCCGCCGCCCTGATGGGACGTGCGTTTGGTTGGGACGCGCTGACGGCCATGCGCATGGTGACGGTGATTCAGGGCACTGCTTCGTTGAAGCCGGAAGCCATGTTGGCGCTGATTCGGCAGCGCGGTCACCACGTCAGCATTGAGCCGCACGCGAATGGGCGTGGGGTCACGGTGACGGGTAAGCGTGCCGACAACGGTGACACGGCGGCGGCTTCGTTCACGCTCGAGGATGCCGAGCGGGCTGGTTTGACGAAGTCGCAGGCGTGGCGCAACTACCCCACCGATATGTGCCAGTGGCGTGCCGTGGCGCGGTTGTCGCGGTCCCTGTTCGGTGACGTGGTTTTGGGTGCGGGTTACATCCCTGAGGAAATTGGTGGGGATGCCGAGGTGCCTGACGTGGCGGCGCCGCCTGTGTTCGTTGCGCCCGCCCCGGTGGACGTGGACGACATCATGGAAGCCGAGATCGTGGATGAGCCGTTGGAGCTCATCCCGGTTGACGACTCCCCGTATTCGGACATGGTGGCGGGTCTGATTGCGCAGGCTTCCACCCTTGATGCGCTGACTGAACTGTGGCTGGACGTGAAGGCGTCGGGTCGTGGTGATGAGTACCGGGACGCGTTTGCGGCCCGTGGCGCCGAACTTAAGGCGTCCCTGTGATTACGCGTTGCCCGAAGTGCGGGCATCACCGTCATGTGGCGACGTGCCACGTATGTCAACTGTTTCTACTGCGGGGGGTGTGTCAATGAGTGCGCCGGAAAAGCGTATGGCGTGGGCGCTGCTGGTGGGCGCGATTGTTACCGGGTTCATGGCGGGTGACACAAACGCGTTTGCGTACAACTGGTTGGTGGGGTTGGTGCCTGGGGTGTTTGCGTGGCTTGCTGCGTGGATTCTGCTTGAGGGAATCGCGTGGAACGTGCGCGAGTCGAAGACCCCACCGCCGGCGCCGTCGAAGTCGAACGTGCGCACTTTGCCGCGGCCTCAGATGCGGACTGAGAAGAGGCGGCCTCAGTGACCGGGTCGGACATGCTTTTGCAGATTGCCGCGAAGTGCCGCACTCAGGCGGGTTCGCTGGTGGAGGTTGGGGCGCGTTTGGCGTTTGACCCGCAACCTTTGATTGACGAGGAGTTGCAGCGGGCTGCGCTGTATGAGGCGACGGCCCGCGACATTGCGCACCTTCCTGAGAACCAGCAGGCCGACCAGGCGCGGCGGTTCATGCACGCCATGTGGGCGCGGGACGACGAAGACGACCCCGTGTACGCCCCCGATAACGACCACCCGTAACCGAAACCACTACAGATAGGGGAATCAGTAATGAATCAGACACCTGATGGTGTGAAGTCGGCAGACATTCGCGTGTGGGCCATTGCTAATGGGTGGCCTCAGCTCGAGGGCCGCAATGGGCGGCTGCCTTCCGGTGCCATTCTCGCGTACTTGACGGCGCACGGGCTGGTGGAACCGGCCCCGGTGGATTTGCCACCGCCTGTTGAGGGGGACGTGTGATGGCGCAGGCGGCGTTAGCCGCCGTCCTGTTGGCTGTCCCTGCTACTACTGCCGCTGCTCCCCCACTCGAGGCTCAGGCGCGGGTCAAGGTGTGCCAGGACCGCGTAGTGAAGTGGATTCACAAAGCGGGTTTCAAGGGCGTATCAGTTCGGGTGGCGTGGGCCGTTGCGCAGCGTGAGAGCAACGGCAACCCGAATGAGTCCACGTACCCTGACCTGGGCCTGATGCAGTTGAACGCCCCCACGTGGCAGGGCACGAAGTATTGGCCCGCCGACGTGTTCGACCCCGTACAGAACTTGACCGCGGTGCGGAAGATGGTGCGGGACAAGGGCTGGCAGCCGTGGGGCCTACGGGTCCACAAAGGCAAGGTCAGTTATGACTTTTCGTCATACGGCATGTGGTCGGCGTGGCATCACCAGAACTGGATTGTGGCGCCGTTTGAACGGTATTGGCGGCAATTCCCGAAGGGGTGCCGGCCATGACCCTTTACAACGCCGAGATGGTGCAGCGGGCCGTGGACGACGCGGTCAAGGCAGCTGTTGAAGCGGCCACCGTGAAAGAGCGCCAGCGCATCGTCAACTTGCTGCACTACGAAGCGGGCCAGCACAACGACCCCACGGCTGCGGAAGCCATCCATGAGTCCATTCGGCTCATCCTCGACCCCTGCCCTGACCTCATTCTCTAGGAGGCGTGATGCACACCAGTTCGGAACTCATTGACCTTTACCTGCAGTGGTGCAGGGCCGGTAACGTCGCGGCAGGGTCTATGTCGTTGAAGCGGAACTACCTGACCCGGTTCGCCGCCGTGTATGACCTGAACACGTGCACCACACAGGACATTGCGGCGTGGCTGTCCGAAAACCCGAAGTGGGCGCCCGCTACTAGGCGGTCAGCCCGTTCAGCTCTCACCACCTTCTTTGGGTGGGCGCGTCGCAACGGTCACCGCGTGGACGATCCTGCCGCCGAAACGATGGCCATCCGTGTGCCCATGCCCCCGCCTAAGCCGGTGCCTGAGTCGTTGCTGTCGGACGCGTTGGCGAAGGCACCTGAGCGGGTGCGGCTGATGCTGCTGCTGGGGGCGTTCGCGGGTTTGCGTCGCGCCGAGATTGCGGGCCTGCACGCCGACCACATTGACCTTGAGGTGGGGCGCCTCACCATCACCGGCAAGGGAAACAAAACCCGCCTAGTACCGGTGCACCCTGCCCTGTTGCAGCACCTCGAGGTCGTCAAGGGCAGCGGCGGGTATGCGTTCCCGTCCACGCAGGGCGGCCACGTCACCCCCACCCACGTGGGGCGCCTGGTCAAGCCGTACCTGGGCAGCCTGTCCACCCACGCCCTCAGGCACAGGTTCGCCTCCCAGGTGCACGCCAACTCCCACGACCTGCGGGCCGTGCAAGACCTGCTGGGGCATTCATCCCTCGCCACCACGCAGCGTTACCTGCAGATCACGGACGAACAGAAAAGCGCCGCCGTCATGTCCCTCGGGGGTGCGGCGTGATCCACATTGACGTGTTGGGGCTGCCCGCCCCGCAGGGCTCCAAGCGGCACGTGGGCAGGGGCATTCTTGTGGAGTCTTCCACGAAGGTGGGGCCGTGGCGTGAAGCCGTCGTGGCCGCCACCACCAACCAGGGCTACGCCAACCTGATGCTTGACGGGCCCGTGTCCGTGGACGTGTCGTTCTACTTCCCCCGACCCAAAGGGCACTATCGGGCTGACGGGTCGTTGAAGGATTCGGCACCGTTCACGCACTCCACCACACCGGACATTGACAAGGTGCTGCGCTCCACCCTTGACGCGTTGGTGCAGGCCGCCGTCATCGTGGATGACTCGAGGGTGCAGAGCGTGGATGCGCGGAAGCTGTACGCCACCACCGACCGGCCCCCTGGTGCGCTCATCTTCGTGGAAGGGGCGCAGTCGTGAACGGGCAACGCAAACCACACCACAAGGCCGCCGCTGTCACGGAACGCCCGTTGCGGCTGGTTCGGGACGGGGAATGGCTGCAGCACGCGGCGTGCGCTGACGAGGACACGGCCCTGTTCTATGACCACGACCGGGAAACCAACGAAGGCCGTTTGTTGCGGGTCAGGACCGCTAAGGCCATTTGTGAAGGCTGCCCTGTGCGGCGCGAGTGCCTGAACACTGCCCTGGCCAACGATGAGCCTTACGGCATTTGGGGTGGGTACACGGCCCCTGAACGCTGGTCACTCAAGCGCATCACGGGTACGGCATGAGTAGCCCGCTTGAGTCTGAGCACGCCATGAACACCGCCAGGTGGCGTTGCCTGCTGTGCGCCTCGGACGGCATCGGCGGGCTCAAGTCGTGGGGTGTGCACTACATGAACACCCACTACGCCCTACCCGACCGTGTCGCGGGTGCCCGATGAGTTACTACCAGCGTGAAGTGACCGTGCACACGGACGGCTCCCCCGTGTTTGAAAAGCCCGTGGACGACCTGAACGAACGCCGCGTCAAAGCCCGCCTCGAGGCGGCGTGGAACTGCACCCTGCACCGATACCCGCGCCTCCACGGCGTGGACTGGTACGCGGAAAGGGACGCACGTTTGACCGCCCACGTGGAATTGAAGACCCGCCAGCACGACGCCGACGCCTTTGACACGGTCATGTTGAACATGCGGAAGTACCTGACCCTGTTCATGGCTGAGGTGGGCACCGGTGTCCCGTCCGTGTTCGTCATCGCCTACGCGTGCGGCACCATCAAATGGGTACGCGTGTCCCACATTGACGCGACCCACGCCCGCATCGGCGGCACCAAGCAGCTCGTGAAGTCCTCGAGCGACCGCGAACCAATCCTGTTCCTGCCCGTAAACACCTTCAACGACCTGTAAAGGGGAAACACACATGACCGCGTCCGTGACCATCATCGGCAACCTGACCAATGACCCTGAATTGCGTTTCGTGAACTCAGGGGCCGCCGTCGTCAACTTCACCATTGCGTCAACACCGCGCATGAAGGATAAGTCCGGTGAGTGGGTTGACGGTGAAACCGTGTTCCTCAGGTGCACGCTGTGGCGTGGCGCCGCCGAGAACGCCGCCGAATCCCTCAGGAAAGGCACCAGGGTCATTGCCACGGGTCGCCTCGGCTCCCGCACGTGGGAAACCAAAGAGGGTGACAAGCGCACCGACCTGACCCTTGAGGTGGACGAGCTAGGGCCGTCGCTCAAGTACGCCAGCGCCGTCATTTCCAAGACCGTTCAGGCCGGCGGGTTCGGGCAGGCTGGTGGGTTCGGCAACCAGTCCCCCGCAGATGACCCGTGGGCGACACCCGCAAAGCCCGCATCCGACGAAATCCCGTTCTAATGACCGCCGCCGAGGATGACCTGTCCTGGGGGGTCGGCATAAACGACCGCGCGTATGACCAGGCCGTAACCATTGCCAACAGGGGCCTTCGCCCGCATTACGTCTACTTCATGCTGGCCGAAACGGAACCGCTAGAGCCGCTAATCAAGATTGGCACAACCACGGATGTCAAAGCTCGACTGACGCAGGTGTCAAGGCAACTGCACAAGGCGCCCGACTGGTTGGCAGACGGTGGAGCCGAGACCCTGTCAGTTATTGGGTACGTCATTGGTGACCGCGAGCTAGAACAGGAACTACACAGGGCATTTGCGGATCATCGTGCTGGCCTTGAGTGGTTTTGGTTTGCGCCGATTGAAGCAGCCATTGACGCACTTCTAAGTGACTTTTGCGTTTGCAAACCATGTCTGGTGGCCGATTCGCTCAACGTGGTTCCCAAAGTGGGTGCCGCATGACTTGGTTCAAGGTGGATGACGGGTTTTGGAGTCATCCCAAAACATTGGCCCTGCCGCCAAGCGCCGTGGCCCTATGGGTGCGGGCCGGAAGTTACTGCGGGAAACACCTCACCGATGGGTTTGTTTCCCGCGCCATCCTGCCCATGCTCCAAGGCACCGAAGGCGACGCCATCGAGCTCGTCCACAGTGGCCTCTGGAAGCCCGTAGACGGCGGCTGGGCCTTCCACGACTGGGACGCTTACCAAGACACCAAGGAAGCCGTAGAACGCCGCAGAGTGGCCTGGAAGGAACGCGCCAAACGTCACCGTTCAAACGACGACGAAAACACACCTAGTTCTTCTATCCATTCCATTCCATTCCATTCCCCTGTGTCGCGTGACTCACGCCGTGACTCCACCCGTGACTCACGCCGTGAGTCACGCCGTGACACCCCCCGTGACACAGGCCCCACCCCCACACCCCCACCGTTCAAACAAACCCTTGCCGACCTCGAAGCCCTCATCGCAAAGGAAACAACCCCGTGACCAACTGCGTACTAGGACACCGCGAACCCAAAACCCCCACCCCCAACACCCTCATATGCCAAGGCCACCACCGCTGGCTCACCCACACCCTCGAAGACATCCAACAAACCACCGCCCTCCTCCCCTACTTCATCGAACCAGGCTCCACCCCCGACGACGACCAAACCAAACGCCGCCGAGGAATAGACCCCGCCGCCCCCATACGCCTTGAAATCGTCGCCCTACTCGACAAACGCACCCACACCCGAACCCCCGACGACCTCACCCCCGTCCTCGCCGTCCTCACCGCCTGGGCCCAACTAATCCGCGAAACCCGCAACCTAAACAAACCCCCACGCCCCGACACCATCACCTCAACCACAAACCTCATCCACACAAACCTTGACTGGCTAGCCGCACAAGAGTTCATCACCGACCTAGCCCACGAACTACGCCAAATCAAAACCGCCCTACATTCAGCGATAGGCGACCACGCACCACGCCCCGTAGGAACCTGCCCCGTAATCCACCCCGACACAGGCCCCTGCCAAGGCAAGCTCTACCAAGACCGCTACGGGCGCATGTCCGTGTCCTGCCGCCAATGCGGCGAAGTCTGGGGCGAAACAGAACTACGCCGACTAGGACTCATGACCACCCCTTGACACACACACGGACACACCGGACAATGACCAGTGGCGACGTATGCCCCAGCCCGGTAAACCCACCACGGTTCACCGGGCCCTCGCATGTAAGGAGCGCAGTGGCCGCCACACAAACGCGGCCCCGCACCAACGAAGAGCCGCCCATACGCATAGACGAAATAGACGAAGCACTGCGCTGGTCAAGCCTCACCCTGGAGCGCGGACACACCTACACAAAATGGGTCAACCACCTCCTAGACCAACGCCTACGTTTGATGCGCACCCATGCCAGCCGCTAACACAGGCCGACGCGGCAGACCATGGCGCCGCATCAGGCAACAGGTACTAGACGCCTGCAACGTGTGCTGGCTCTGCGGACAACCAGGCGCCGACACCGTTGACCACATCATCCCCTTGTCAGTCCTCAAAGCCACAGGCCGCATGGAACTAGCCGAAGACCCTGGCAACCTACGCAGCGCCCACGCACGCTGCAACAGCCGCCGCCAAGCCAACCCCCCCACATTCAGCAGCCCCACCCCCCCGTCACGCCGATGGTGAACACAAAGCCCGTTCCGTTTTTTCTAGACACGCGCTGATTCACTCCGCGCCCGTCTTCCTTTTTCTCTCCCCACAAATTTTGGAAGGGGGCCCCATGCCGCGTAGGAAGCAGCCTGAGGGCCTGTCGGGTTTGGCTGCGACTGGTGACCGCCGCGCATCGCTCGAGGCGTTACGTGACCTGCTGGCGCGTCAGTTGGAAATCGCGGAAAGGGACGTGCCGGCTTTGGCGCGTCAGTTGCGTGAGGTCATGGCCGAACTTGACGCCCTCCCAAACCCGAACGAAAAGAGCCCCGTTGACGAGCTCACGAGAAAGCGCGACGCGCGGCGCTCAAAGGCCGCGGGTTAGTTCGATTCCTGAGGCGGTTTCTTCGGCTGGTGCCGAGGCTGTTGAGTTGGCGGCCACGGCTGGTTTGCATCTTGACCCGTGGCAGCAGTTCGTTTTGCATGGGGCTTTGGGTGAGCGGGCTATGGGTAAGGGGAAGCCGCCGAAGTGGTCGGCATTTGAGGTGGGTTTGGTGACGCCTCGCCAGAATGGCAAGAATGGGATTCTTGAGGCGCGGGAGTTGGCGGGCCTGTTTCTGTTTGGGGAACGCCTGATCCTGCACAGCGCGCATGAGTTCAAGACAGCGCAGGAGGCTTTCCGCAGGGTCATGTTCCTTGTGGAAAACAATGACGATTTGCGGAAGCGTGTGGCGCGGGTGCGCACGTCGCATGGTGAAGAGGGCATTGAGTTACGCGACGGCGCCCGTTTGCGTTTCATCGCTAGGTCTACGGGTTCGGGCCGAGGGTTCAGCGCGGACTGTGTGATCCTTGACGAGTCGTACGCCCTGTCGTCTGAGGCTATGGGCGCCCTGTTGCCGACGTTGTCGGCGCTTCCTAACCCTCAGGTGTGGTACACCTCGAGCGCCGGCAAGCGTGACAGCACGCAGCTGATGATGATTCGGGACCGTGGCCGCGCGGGCGGTGACCCCGGTTTGGCTTACTTTGAGTGGTCGGCGCCGTTGAACGCTCAGGCCGACGACCCTGAGGCGTGGGCGGCTGCTAATCCCGCGTTGGGTATCCGCATTGAAGCGGAGTTCATTGGGCGTGAGTTCGCGGCCCTGCCCATCAGTGAGTTTCGCCGTGAACGCCTGGGCATTTGGGATGACGAATCTGCGGGTGCGGATTGGGTGATCCCCCTTGAGGCGTGGCAGGCGTGCGCTGACCCTGGTTCGGAGATTGAAGACCCGGTGGTGTTCGCGCCTGACGTGTCCATTGACCGGTCCTGGGCGTCTATCTCGGCGGCGGGTATGCGGGAAGACGGCATGGCCGGTGTGGAAGTCATTGACTACAGGCGGGGCACGTCGTGGGTGGTTCCACGTTTGGCTGAACTGGTGGAACGCCACGGGGCTTTGGCTATCGGGGTGGACCCTGGTGGGCCGTGCGGGTCCCTGATTCCTGAGCTCGAGCAGTTGGGGGTGCCGCTGGTGACGATGTCGGCGCGGGACATTGCCCAGGGCTGTGGCGCGTTCTATGACGCGGTTGTGGAACAGCGGGTGCGGCATCGTGACCAGGCCGAGTTGAACGCCGCTGTGGGTGCCGCACGTAAACGCCCGTTGGGTGATGCGTGGGCGTGGGCCCGTAAGGGTGCCGCGTCCGAGATCACAACTTTGATTAGCGCCACGGTGGCGTTGAAGACGTACACGGAGGCCACGGCTTCCCGACCTGTGGATGTGGCCTCAAGTGTTTGGTGAAGGGAACCCCATGCCTCGGACTCCGTTCCTGTTGGACGCGGCGGGCATTGTGCTGATTGCTACGGGCGCGTTCCTGTGGTCAACGGTGGCGGGGTTTGTTGTCGCGGGCCTGGGGCTCATCGGCATTTCTTGGCTTTCTGAGCGTGAGGACAACAGCGAATGAGCCTGATTCGACGCATTGCCACGGCGCGTGAGGTTCGTTCCGATGTGGCGTGGGGTGGGGTGCCGCCGTTCCCTGTGAACTCGCAGCAGCCTGGTTCGTCCACGTATGCGGGTGTGCCGTTGACTACGGATTCCGCGTTGCGTCACGCAGCTGTGTGGGCGTGTATTCGGCTTATTTCGGGCACGTTGGGGCAGATGCCGCTTGAGGCTGTGCGCTATGACGGCAACATTGCTAGGCCGGTGGGTGAGGCGCCTGACCTGTTGACTTCGCCGTCCGCGCTGGTGCCCCGTTCCGCGTGGGTGGAAGCGGTCCTCACGTCCCTGTTGTTGCGGGGCAACGCGTACGGGCAGGTCACGGAGTACGGCGCCGATGGGGTGCCTAAGCGCATCGAGCTGATAAACCCTGAGATTGTTCGCCCCGAGTTGGACAAGTCCACGGGCAGGGTCGTCTACTACATCACCGTTGGTGGGGAACGCGCCGTGCATGAGCGGTGGCCGTTGGGCGACATTTGGCACGTTCCCGGTTTGCTGCTGCCTGGTGGGTTCGTGGGCTTGTCCCCCATTGAGTATGCGAAGCAGTCCATTGGGCAGGGCCTCGGGGCTGAAAAGTTTGGGGCTCAGTGGTTCGGTGAGGGTGGGGTGCCGGCGGCGATTCTGACCACGGACCAGCCCGTCACCGAAGAGCAAGCCTCCACCGTCAAGGCACGTTTCATGCAGGCCGTGAAGGGTCGTCGTGAACCGGCGGTGCTGGGGGCGGGTGTCAAGTATGAGCAAATCCAAGTGGCGCCAAATGAGTCTCAGTTCATTGACGCCCAACGATGGAGCGCGGAACAGGTGTGCCGTGTGTACGGGATTGACCCCACCATGTTGGGTGTGTCTTCCGGTTCAGGGTCCACCGTCACCTATGAAAACCGTGAATCTCGAGTGAGTGACTTCCTCGCGTTTGGTATTGGGCCGTGGCAGCATCGCGTGGAAGAGGCCATGACTTCGCTTCTGCCCCGTCCTGAGTTCGTGAAGTTCAAGACCGGGGCCATTCTCAGGTCCGACATTCAGACGCGTTACCAAACGTATGCCGTGGCTGCGCAGATTCAGCAGGCCACGGGCCGTCCGCTACTCACCACAGATGAAATGCGGGCGCTAGAGAACTTGCCGCCTCTTCCCGATGTGGCAACGCCTGGGGGTCCGAACGGAAGCGAAAACGAATGACGGAACGCACACTACAGCGGCGGGCAGTTGAAGCCGGCTGGGAGATTCGCCAGGAGCATGACGGCACCGTGGGTTTGTGCGGATACGCGGCCCTATTTGATACGCCGTCACACGGTGAGGTGATCCGGTCAAGCGCGTTCACCAAGACCCTTGCCGAGCGTGCAGACGTGCGCCTGCTCGTCAACCATGACGGTGTGCCGATTGCCCGCACAAAGTCTGGCACTCTCATGTTGACCGTGGATGAGCGCGGCCTGTACATGGAGGCCCCGAACCTTGACATGAGCAACCCGACAGTGCAGGAACTTGTCAGCGCCATGGCACGTGCCGACATTGACCAGTGCAGTTTTGCTTTCGTTCCGGTGCGCGAGAACTACGACCCTGAAACGAAGCTGCGGGAAATCCTCGAGTGCAAACTAATGGACTGTTCCATAGTCACCTACCCATGGTATGAAGCCACTTCTGTTGAGTTGAACAGCCTTGAGGCCGCACTGGCAGAGGTCCGTTCCGGCGCCGTGACCCCTGAGGCTAGGGACACCATCATGCGTGCCCTCAGCCTCAGCCTTGAAGTCAACATCACGGACGACGACGACGACCACGACGACGTGGCTGACGATGTCACCGAACCGGTAGAGGACGCACTGCCCGCCTCCCCCACCACCGAAACTCCCGAGGCCACTGAGCCGCGGGCCGCACGCCGCATTGACATTGCGCGTGCCCTGTACCTGCGCTGATCCACGCAGGCACAACGTGACGCCGGAACCCGTCGAGGTTTGATCCACCCCGACACGGTCACCACCTCACGACCCCTTCCCTTACCCATCACACTCCCTAGGAGATGCTTTGTCCCTTCGTGACTCTCTTGTTGCGCAGCGTGACGCGAAGCTGGCTGAGGCCAAGGCCGTCGTTGAGGCGGCTGAGGTTGAGGCCCGTGACATCACTGACGACGAGCTGACAGTGGTGAAGGAGGCCCGTGAGGCCGCCGACGCCCTTGAGGTTCGCGTGTCGGAGATTGACGCGCTTGCTGATGCCCAGTCCCGTTCCGTTGCCGCTGCCCCGATGACTGCATCCGTGCAGGTCACTTCGGAGCCGGCCACCTACCGCAAGAATGGCGACACGTCGTACTTCCGTGACCTCGCCGCCGCGCAGCTTCGTGGCGACCGTGACGCCACGGACCGCCTCGTGCGCAATGACCGTGAGGTTCGCGCCATCAACACCACGGACACTTCTGGTGGCGAGTTCGTGCCGCCGCTGTGGCTCGTGGACGAGTACGTGCGCCTGGCGCGTGCGTCCCGCGTTGCCGCTGACCTGCTCCCGAACCAGGCCCTTCCGGCTGGCACGGACAGCATTTCGCTTCCGAAGATCACCACGGGTACTGAGGTTGCTGCGCAGTCGTCGCAGAACTCCGGTTTCCAGAACACCGACATTGTGACCGCTTCGGCCACGTCGGCTGTTCACACCCTCGGCGGCATTCAGGTCATCAGCCTGCAGCTGCTCGAGCAGTCCCCCATTGCCGGTGGCATGGATCAGGTAATCATTTCGGACCTGGCCGCCGACTACGCCCGCGCCCTTGAGTCGTTCGTGCTCACCTCGGATGCGGCTGGCAAGCGTGGCCTGCTCAACGTCCCGTCCAAGATTGACGTGACGTACACCGACAGCACCCCCACGGTTGCTGAGATGTACCCGAAGATTGCTGACGCTATTCAGCAGATTCACACGCAGCGTTTCGCCGCGCCTTCGGCCATCGTCATGCACCCGCGCCGTTGGGCGTGGTTCCTCACCGCGCTTGACAGCACCAACCGCCCGCTGGTTGTGCCCGCCGCCAATGGCCGGTTCAACGGCACGGGCACGCTCGACAACGTCGCCGCTTCCGGTTTCGTTGGCACCATTCAGGGCGTGGACGTGTACGTGTCGTCCCTGGTCCCCACGAACCTCGGCACCGGCACCAACCAGGACCCCGTCTTGGTGTTCCGTCCCGAGGACAGCATCCTGTTCGAGGGTGCGCCCCGCGCGGAGGTCTTCCGCGAGACGTACGCCAACCAGGGTTCCGTGCTGGTTCGCATGTACAACTACGTGGCGCTTGCAACCGAGCGTTACAACAAGTCCGTGGCCGTTATCAACGGCACCGGCAACGTGGCGCCCACCTTCTAGTAGGTAGCCGTCACAACCCCGTGGACTGTCCCCCGCCCGTGTACAACCCCCTCACGGGCGGGGGACACCACCCCCCGACCATGGGAGAACCCACGTGATTGACCAGGGATACATTGACGCGTTGCAGCGTGAGCGGGCGCATTACGTGCGCACAGGCCAGCCCGCGCGCGTCGCGCTTGTGGACGCTGAGTTGAAGCGTGCCGGTGCCGTCACCAAGGCAACCCCTGACCCCGTCGTGGAAACCGCGACCGTGGAGGCCCCTGAGACAGCGGCTAGGCCACGCGCCACCCGTAAGGCGGCACGCGCCACATGACCGCCACATACGCCTTGCTCGAGGACGTGAAAGACGCCCTGCGCATCACCGACGACGTTGATGACCTCGTCCTAGCCGGTGTCGTTGAGTCCGCATCCCGTGCCATTGACCAGTACTGTGACCGCTACTTCGGGCAGACGGGCACGCAAGCCGCACCGGTGAACCGCCTGTACCGGGCACGCTCCCAGCAGGTAATGATTGACGACCTCGTCACCCTTACTGACGTTGGCGTCGAATACTCAGGCTTCGCGGAAACGTTCTCAAGCCTTGGCGCCAACAGTGTGTTGAAGCAGCCCGTGAACGCCAACACCGAAAACCCCCTACGCCCGTTCACGTCACTGCTGGCCAAGCCAGGAACAGTGTTGCCCCCTCCCCCTGGTTGGGTGCGCGTCACCGGTGTGTGGGGTTGGCCGACCGTTCCCCCGCAGATTCGGGACGCGTGCGTGCTGCAGACCGTGCGCCTTTTCAAGTCCAGGGACGTTCCCCTAGGTGTCATGGGTGGCGCCGACATGATGGGCGCCATTCGCCTCCCAGGTGGTCTGCACCCTGACGCACGCCAGCTGTGTGAACCGTTCCGGCGTTTCGGGATCGCGTAGCCGTGGCCGACCTTGCCAACATCATCAGCGGCCTAGCGGACAACCTCGGCACCATTGACAAACTGCGGGTGCAGGAAGAGGTGTTGGACACGGTTCCCATTCCGTGCGCCATCATCGGCTTGCCCACGGCTGTGGAGTTTGACGAGGTCATGGCCCGTGGCGCCGACCTTTACACGTTCACCGTTCGGGTGCTGGTCGCTCGAGCTTCGGAGCGGGCCGCACAGAGGGCCCTGTTCGATTACACGTCAGGCACCGGAACCAAAAGCATAAAGACGGCCATTGAGTCGGATTCAACGTTGGGCGGTGCCGCCGACACCGTGCAAGTGACCAGCGCCGGAAACCTCGGCGTGTACGGGTATGGCGACGTGGACTACCTCGGCGCTGAGTTCACTGTGGAGGTGATCGCGTGACGTTCGTGCACGCAAAAGAAAGCCGTTTCGTATTCGGGTCTAGCGCCTTGGCCGCGTACCTGACCGGGTACACAACCAGCACCACCGCCGACACCGCCGACACCACGGCATTGACTGAGGCGAACCGCACCTACGTGGCGGGCCTTTCAGAGTCAAACGTGACGGCCACGGGCCTGTTTGAACCGCTGTTTGACACGCCCGTCGTGGCGACGTTCGCGGCTGGCAGTGGCTACCCCGTCACCGTCGCCCCCGAAGGGTTCGCCGTCAGCGCCCCTGTCATCGTCCTCGAGGGCCGCAACGTGTCCTACGAACTGTCCTCATCTGTGGGTGAGGTCGTCGGCGCCAACGTCAGCATTCAGGGCACCGGGAAGTTTGACACCGGTGTGAGCCTGTACGACCTCGCGGAAGTCACCGCGGGCGGCAACGGCTCCACCCACACGGATGCCGCCGGCACCAGCAATGGCGCCCTAGCCACCCTCCACGTTCCCGCCTGCACGGGAACCCTGACCGTGAAAGTGCAGCACTCCACGAACAATTCCACGTGGACTGACCTGGCCACTTTCACTGCCGCTACCGGCGCCACGTCCCAGCGGGTCGTTGTGTCGGGAACGGTCAACCGTTACCTGCGGGCGAGTTGGACCCTCACGGGCACCGGCGCCGCCGCAACCTTCACCGCATCACTCGCCCGCCGATAGGAGCACACAAAAATGCCATTCGTTCATGGTAAGGACACCTACTTCAAGGTTGCCAGCACCGACCTGTCCACCTACATCAACAGCGTGAGCGTTTCCCGCACCGCTGACACCGCCGAAACCAGCGCCTTTGGTTCGTCCACGAAGTCGTTTGTGTCGGGTCTTCGGGATGCCACCATCACGGTATCTGGCATGTTCGACTCTGCCGTGTACGCCACCATTGCCGGTTGGCTGGGCACGTCGCAGACGTGGGAGTACGGCCCCGCCGGTTCGGCTTCGGGTCGCGTCAAGGTGTCGGGTTCCGGCATCGTCACGAGCGTTGAGCTGTCCTCGAGCGTTGGTGAGGTCGTGGCCGCGAACATCAGCATTCAGGTTTCCGGCACCGTCACTGACGGCACGTTCAGCGCCTAACCCTAGGAGGGGGTTGCAATGCAAATCACGTTCACTTTCGCTGACGGTCGCACGGTCGCGGCCAAGGTTCTACCCATTGACCGGATCATGTTTGAACGGAAGTTCAGCATTTCGGTAATGTCGGCTGCGACCGTCGACCAGCGCGAAGAGTATTTCTTGTGGTTGGGGTGGCACGCTCTGCACCGCCAGGGCCAGGCGTCGGAAGATTTTGACGCGTGGCTGAACACGGTCACGGACTACGAAGCGGGCTCTGAAGCCGAGGTCCCTTCGGACCCGGTAGCGAACACTGGTTCATAGCTGAACTAGCGATTGCTACCGGGATTAGCCCGAACGAACTGGCTCACACTGATCCACAAATCCTTGACGCTATGCGCCGCGTCATTCAACGTAAGGGGTGACGATGGCCC